ATCTGCCAATTCAATCTGAAATATGTTATTTCCATTAGAACCAGTAACATGAACTGCTTGACCTCTTGTCATAGGCACGCCGGAAGTATTCTTAACCAAAACGATTGTCTGATCGGGGTATGCGTTAGACCACTCACTATTGTCTTGATCATAGGTAAGTACTTGATTTATGAGTGGATTTGAAACAGTGTTTGCCACATTCTCCAACTGTCCCAAACGAATCTGAACATTGGAGATTTGATCAGTCACAATGGCGGTGGTGGGATCCAAAAAGTCCATTGTGTGGGTGATGAAGACATTGTCACCTTCAAGGTGAGTGTTTCCACTCACAATAAGGGCCTCGGTTACTTGAACGTTACCAGTGACATAGGCGTTATCACTGACTGTCAATTGATTTGTGATGTTGACATTACCGGATACATATGCGTTACCAGTAAGTGTGAAGTCCTTGTAGGCCACCACATTGCCATCCACGTAGGTGTTACCCACAACTTCAAGGTCTTTGTCGGCATACACATTGTTGCTAACAGTCAACTCTTCGGTGATAGAAACGTTACCACTTACATAGGCGTTACCGGTGAGACTAAAGTCCTTGTAGGCCACCACATTGCCATCCACATAAACGTTACCCACAACTTCAAGGTCTTTATCGGCGTAGACATTATTGCTAATAGTCAATTCTTCTGTAATAGAAACATTTCCAGTTACATACACATTTCCATCCACGAGAACATCCTCGTGTGCATAAATATTGGCATCCACATGGGTGAGACCATAAACATGTACATTAATGTCTTCATCAGTCTTGGGAGTAAACGTCTTATCAGTTGGTTTTGCATCGGTATAAGCTAAGGCAAACTCATCTGTACCCTCTCGGTATCCAATGACAACATTTGAGAGTGCATCTGGGCGATGCATAAGAATACCTAAATCAAGTGTCGTATCACCCGAAGTATTATTTGCACCAAGTTCAATAAACGCATCTCTAATTGCTGTATTCTCTGTATAGATCACAGTTGTGTCACCATTAACTCTGAGATTGCCATCAACGACGAGGCTATCTAAAATAGCAACGTTACCCGAAACGACGAGTACATTAGAACCCAAATCATCAACGTATAAGTTTGACCCCACACTCAAAGTATGTTGAGGGAGTAAATTTGCTATACCAGCCATATTTGAACTTTCTGGGTCTGTTACAAATGCTACACCATTATTCAACATACCTCCACCTATGAATTGAACAGTATTTGAGGTAGCGTTATTACGTTGTACAGCAAGATCAAGTGTAACACCACCAATAAGAGCATTTGCAGACTCACCAGACTCTGTGATTTCTTTGGTATTACGATCATACATAAGAAGTACAATCTCCGGAGCTGTATAATCAGATTTATTTCTGATTGGGGACAGGTACACCGCGTTGCTATAAGGGGTTGTAACATCTACATTTGAAGCATTAAATACGATTGTATTTTCTTCCTGCTCCGTTGAGTCTGGTACGTGTTTACCGAATCTAATCTTGGTGGATCTTTCTACTGAAGGGAGGTTCTTAACACCACCCCTAAGTCTGAGAACCAGATGAAGTGTAGACTCTTTCTGGATATTGTAGTCGGCTAGAGTACGTCCATCTTCTAGTTGTTTCCCAGCAAAGATGAGTCTCTGTTGATCCGGTGGAATACCCTCTTTATCTTGTATTTTTGCCTTCACATTATCAATAGTATCTGAAGACTCAAGTTCAAGAGTAATTGTTTTACCTGTCAGTGTCTTCACAAATATTTGCATACTGACAACTATTTAATATACATGGCTAAATTAATTTGCGTAGAGTAAAGCCGCCATACCATTTTGGACACGGAGGATGTTGTAACTCACTGCATAAATTGGGTCATTTATGGGTAAGGTTTCGCTCATGAGTTTTGCTGATTCTATTCGGCTGAAATTTAAGGTTCCCGTTGGCTGTAAAGAACTTGTCATGAGACAGAAACAATAGAGGAAAAAGTCTGGGGAAGTCACAAAGTTTGTGTGATAATAGTTCATAACGTCAATAAAGTGTGGTTTACCCCATTTGTAGTTGGACAATTCAACGCCGTTTATACTTAATTTAACTCGGTTAGTTGGAGAAGTGAGGGCGCCTTCAACAGATGTATCAGATGATGCAATGTACTTCACTGGGTGGTTGAACGTAAGATCTTGAACCGTCTCTCCACTTGGTACATTCTTTTGCACCTGTGTTATGAGCATATTATGGGTGCGAGTAGCCATGTTTCCACGTTCCTCGTTATCCAGATAATAATAGTTTGCATACATTTCAAAGTTGTAATTGGACGCTTGTGATCCCCAATAAATTCTTAGCTCCACATTATGGTAGTTTAGAGCCACTATGGGTAGTGCGCATTGTGGCCCTTCACAAAAAAAGAACCTTAGAGGGTAAAAATAAGAACGCGCGTGTACACCTGGATGTGTACCAATTGCAGATCGCGACACATTCTGTGCAAAAGTATCGATAGCTATCTTTTCTGTGAAGATACTATCTTGTGTATCAATAACGGAACCACCTATTAAGAGTTCAACCTTATCTATGAGAAGATCCCATCTAGAGGTGTCCAAAGCCTGATTGGTGTCATCAATGGTCATATACATATAACCAAGCATGTCACCAGACTTTTCAATCTGAACACTTGACATCGAATTGTTTTTCACATCCCCGCGTATCGTTTGTTTTTCAACGGATTGTGAAAAATTGGAGTGTCTTTTAAACGTGGAATTAAAAAACGATATCTCCGGGTTGCCCATGATGAATTCGTCCTGAGCACCGATTGCCACTAATTGAACAATACCTGAAGACATGTTTATTACTACTTTAAATAGAGAAAATTACAAGTTTGGTTTTCTACACACAAATCTAAAAACTAAAAAGTTGTCACCATCATCCGACGAGTTTTTGATGGTGGAACCGGATTGGTCTCTAATTGTAACCGATAAGCGGTCAACTCTCCTGATTGGATCTACGTATTGAGCAACAATTGGGTAATTGTCTTTAAAAGTGATGAGAGAGTTGCTACCGGAATGGGTAGTGCTTTCAGTTATGATACTCGCGAAAGATCCTCTGAGCATACTCAAATGAGCCTGTCCGGTGAGTACATTAGAAGCACGATCGTTAAAGATGGAGTCCAATTCATTTACAGAAACATAGCAGTGCTCGGTGTCATCCGTGGAATGAATGTGAGCTCCGAGGAGTCTAGCCTGAACAACATTTTTGAGAGGTTGCTGAAGATGGCAAGTAAAAGTGTTGGCGCTGTCTTGACCGATAGAATCAACTGTTATGGTGTGATACTCATAATCAAGGTCTGGAATAGTTTGGGGGGAAGTAACCAAAGCCATTTATATTAGGCTTAGATTAAAGATCCACCGATTCCATCCTCAATCTCGTAACCAGCTTGCTCGGAGACGAGCTTTTGGGCACCACACACACCACCTGGAGTAAGACTCTTGGTGTAAGGGCTACCCTCGCTGGTGTGACCAGGGGCACACTCAAGGCGGTGCTCAAGGTTGAATAGAGACTCCTCATTGATAGCCTTGATGATAATTGGTCTAGGCTGATACTTGCTGGTGGTCTTGAAGATACCGAGCACGAAGATCACGGCGATCAGGGTAAAAATACTGATGAGAGCATTTCGGTTGGCACGGTTAAGGTTGTACATTTATAATGTACAGACATATTTTTTTAAAAATGCGTTAAAGGTTAATTAATAGTTTCCATATAGAGAGTAGATGGACGAAGAAATTGTCATTGATCGTGGAACTACGAATGTCATGAAACTAGACGCCGACGAACAAGCCCTTATGGATGAAATTGAAATTTCCAGTTCTCGTCCTCAGCCTGTACGTCGCCCTGCACACAACAGACCACCTCCTCCCTCGCAAATGCATCATCAAGAAGCTATGGATGCCTTTGTAAACCCAAACAAACAGTCGGCACCCACCCAGCCACAGATGGATGAGGAGATTGACTACGGTGAAGATGAACCAATGTTTTTTGATGATGGTCCAGATGAGGGTCCAGGTGGTTCTCAGAGTGAACAGCCATCTAAAGGATACAATTCTGTAGATGAAGAAAAGAGTGATCTTCTCAATAAACTAGCTCGCCTAGAGAAGAAGGGATTTGCTGTTAACAAGAGGTTGAATGCCTATTCGAATGTTGAGGAACTTCGTACCGAGGTTAAGAGAATTACCTACAGTATTGACGTTGAACAATCTATTCGCTTCTCTCGTCGTATGCTTGTTGCGTGTGTGACAGGTCTAGAATTCCTTAACAAGAGATATAACCCTTTTGAGATTCAGCTTGAGGGTTGGTCCGAGAGCGTCATGGAGAATGTTGATGACTATGATGGTGTGTTTGAAGAGCTCTATGTGAAGTACAGAAGTAAGGTCAACGTTGCACCAGAGGTCAAGCTCATCATGATGTTAGGTGGTTCCGCTATGATGTTCCATCTTACCAACTCAATGTTCAAAAGTGCCCTCCCCAATATGAATGATGTTCTCAAGCAGAACCCAGACCTTGTAAAGAATATGATGTCTGCTGTTCAAAACACTACTAGATCCCCCTCGGGTCCAGCTGATGCAGCCCCAGTCGGTGGCACTGGGCAGTACGAGATGCAGGGTCCTGGGATTGATATTTCCAGCCTCATGGGTGGTGTTATGATGCCACCCCCTCCTCCCATGAATACTACTATGACGGGTAACAATGCCACCCCTGAATCTAACCAGGGTGATGACGATGTATCCGACATCGTATCTATTTCAGGGGAATCTACCGGTGGTGAAGTGAAGGAAGTCTCTGTGGGTGCAGCCAAGCCCAAGAGAGTCCGCCGAAAGAAGAAAACGGAAATTAATCTCTAAGTAATGTATAAATGATAGGCTACTGTCCTTTGGAAGAGCTGGAGCCTCCCGTGCGACGCGAACAGCCCGTCGTCACGAAGAAGGCTGAGACCAAGCCACAGACTGGTCTGGAAGAAACTGAGTGTAATTACGTCGTCATGGCTTTCATTGTCGGCGTTCTTTTCTTAGCCGTCTCTGATTCCATCAGGGCATAATTTAAAAGTTAATTCTACCTTTGGGTTCTCCCCGAATGGTAAAATTGATTAGTAATCATAAGTTGCAATTTGTGTTTGTCCACCTGTACCATCGTCAAGGTCAGCTTCATCTGAAAGATCACGAGTAATTTTAACTAATTTGCCACCACACGCGGATGTCAATTCTACGAATATATCATATGAATATGCACGAGACGAAGTTACATCGTCAGGTATCATACTTATACCTTTTTGACCAGTGGTAATTACAGGGCTCCATGGATAATTATTTGTACCTCCAAATAATGTCATCTGTCCCACAGCAACATCTATACTTGGCTGAGATTCATCACCGGTTCCTCCTTGTACTTCTATACTCATAGTGTTTATATCATCAACCGATGATTCATCTGTCCTTCTTAGAATTGCAGTTATTCTTGCGTGAAATGCCCCAGCTCCGAAAATCAATTGAATGTCTTTAGCAAGACCGTCAGCAATTGAAAATGATTTAGAGTACGTTTTTCTAGAAACTTCACCAGAGCCCACTATGGTACCACCATTTACTTCAAGATCTGTTGCCGCTGCTACACCAGCACCAAGACCAATACCAATCGTGTTGAAGTCAATAATACCATCTACTGTTAAATCTCCAACGATTTCAACATTACTTTGAATGATTGTGGTTGGTCGTCCAACTTGAGAGGGTTGTATATACACATTACCCGTTGTGTCTGCGTAAATATTAGAGTTACCACCAGTGGTTGTAAGTTCTATACTAGCATTTGAGGATACACTTTCAAATCTCACAACACCCGTTAAACCAAGAGTTGGATCTCTATGATCAACCACATGAAACTGTCGCCCAGGTATTGGGGTTCCCACACCCACATTACTCGTGTCAATTATGTTAAGACAAGTTATGATACCACCTGCTTCAACGTTAGCCACACCTAGACAGAGACCAGTTGTCTTATTGTCTAGATTACTAAATCCCCTCACGAAACCACCTTCGTCATCGTTGGTATATATAAGAAGGTTTGTCTGGTTATCATTACCAGTACTCTGAAGTCTCATGATATCCACATTTCCGGGTGTGGTGTCATATACATGAATATTAGACGAAGGAGATTCTGTGCCTAAACCCAATCTACCATCCCCATCAAAACGCGCGAATTCGGATTCTGTGGAATCATCAATTTCATGCACAAAAGTTAGTGGGCGTCGGACAGTACTATCCAAGAGAGATCTAATAATGTTACGACTTGAAGCACCGGTTGTCGTTGAAAACTCAAAACCAGTTAACTTGAATGAACCACCACCAGCAAATTCTATATCACCATTTACAACAAGTTTGGTATTTGCACCTCGCGAATTCGCGTCCGAACGCTGTCCACCAACAACTACGAGGCCGTTATCACAAACAACAAGTGGTTTGTCCGTTTGACCATCCATGTCTTCCAGGATTTGACTTGAACCATATAAGGTTTCCCCGGATGATGTATATGTCTGGAACACGTGCTCACCAGCAATGTGTCTAATTCTATCTGGACCCGTATCAACTGAAGACGCTTCATTCCCTTTGAAGAGAAGTAATTCTGTCTTTGAAAAATCTGTGTTATACCTTCTCTCTATAATGTGAGTATTACCAAACTCATCACCTGCGAGACCACCAAATGTGAGTTGTTGCCCAATCACCACATTACCATTGACTTCAAGAGCACCTCGTGGAACATCTGTGCCTATACCCACATCACCCGATGATCCATCAACATATATAGCAATTTCCGTAGAATCATTAACCTTCTCGTGGTCATGTGTAATTCTAAAGTCACCATTTGTTCCGGATACACCAACCGTCCAACCAGATAATGTTGCACCATCCGTCTGCATATAAGAACTAAAAGCGTTACCGTCAGCTAAATCGGTTTGTGCAGCCATTATGGCATCACCGGAGTTGTGGTTATGAACAAGTATTCCATTTTCTGTGGGATCGGCGATTCCTTCACATTCAACTTCTAAGTGGGCACTGGGTTGTGAGTGGCCTATACCAACCTTCCCGGAACTCAAAATTGTGACGACCCGGGTATCCACCGCGTAGTCGTTATCACCCATAACAATATCAAGTCTAGTTTTTGAAGTTCCTGCCGTATTTTCGTGTTTTCCTAATTGAAAAGTGGCTCTCGCTGCATGCTCGGTTCCACTCGCCTCTCTAGCCAGATGTAATACAGATGTTAAGTCTGTTGTGCTCGTGATAGGTTGATTATTGCTCACCACTAAAGGTATACCTAAGTGATTATAGCCATTAATTTTAGTTACGGGATTGTTTATAAATGATGTTAAACCATTTACATGGAAAGTACTTTGAGGAGTTTGAGTGCCTATACCTACATTTGAAGATTCCAATATAGTAAGTTTTGGTGTACCCATTATGGCTGTAGTACTGGCGTAAAAGTTGAGACCCTTACCCGAACCAACTATGTTTTCAACTTTATTTTCACCTGCGTTAGGAGTTGAGAATATCTGCATAGAAGTGTTAGAAGTTGTCCCCCATAAGTTTCCAAACATAATCACGTTACTACCCATAACAAAAGCGTTCCCATTCACAGTAAGTTTTTGTGTTGGATTTGTTGTATTTATACCAATTTGACCATTTGAAGTGATTCTCATCTTCTCATGATTTCTAGTTTTGAATCTAATGTTTTGATGAGTGTTGGATGTACTTGCGCCATATATCTCAATGGAGCTCACATTTGAAGAAGTTGGTCCAGCTTTGAGAACAAGTGGATTTACAAGACTATCACCACCATATCTGTCAGCGTGAACTGTTATGTTAGAAGTTGAACTAATAGATTGTGTAATTAGATTTGTTGTCACGGTGTTACCAAAAATCGTGAGAGTGTTTGCAGCTGTTAGGTTGGCGTATATCTTTGTTCCAATTGATAGGGTATCGGTGGGTACCACATTAGATATACCGGAAGTTTTTGTACCCGTAGTGCGTAAACCATCTACTTTCACGTTACCACTGATTATAGCAACGTCTTTATTAGTTGGATCTATTACAATTATATTATTACCAACTGTAACATTTGAACCAACTTTTAAATTTTCCGTGAAAGTGTTTCCAGTAACTTCCAAAATATTGGAACCTGTATCTTCAACGAAGAGGTTGGAGCCCACACAAAGGTCGTGGGTAGGAAATATATTAGCTACACCCACTGCATTTGAAGTATAAATATCACCAAACACGTGAAGATTTGTGGATACAGAATCATCTATTACAAATGTTGTGTCAAGTGGTCCACCTTCAGTTCTGAACAGTGCCATTTCTTTACCTCTGTCACCAGTTCTGAAACCAAATGCAATGTTTGATTCGTCTTCGTCATGTGTAAGTAAAAGCATTGGTTCATTGCTACCATCATTACCTTCACCAAATACAATGGTTGTATCGGAGATGACTAGATTTACGATACGTTGATACGTTGCTTGCTCAGCCACAAAAAGATTACCATACATCCTTGTATTTCCATAAATATACATACCTCCATCAACGGTTACATTACCAGTTATCACAGCTACATTATTGGGATACTCGGCACTACCGCTACCTATATCGGATATGATAACATTAGACCCAACACTCAAATTTGATGTCTTCATACCACCATTCACCGTGATAATATTGGATGACAAACCATCAACTATGAGATTTGATCCAAAAGTAAGTTTGTCGTTGACGATCACATTTGTAGCCACAAGGTTTCCACTTACCGTCATAAGATCACGACCAGTTAAATCAATGTCAACCTTTCTAGTATCACCATCATTCACTTGAAACGCTTTTGTAGGGTTAGTTGTACCCACAGAAAGCTGATTATCAACGAAAAAGCGAGAGGCTTTACCACGAGCTTGAAGATCAAAAACGATGGTATCGTCTTTATCAATGAAAAGTTTCTCACCTACTGAAAACTGTTTAGTTGGTATGGTATTCGCTAGAGCTAAACGACCCTTAATATCATTTTCTACAACGAGTTTAATCTCATTTGCCTCAATCTCTCTAGTTAGAATACTGTTAACTCCTGTAAGAGTTTCATTCTCAACGGGTTCTGCTTCTAGACTTGCAACATAGATCTGTTCGAACCTAGCTGTTCTACCCATTTATACTTTAGTTACCGAATAAAATTCCAGCAAGACCGTCCTTGATCCTGAGGACATTGTAGTTTACAGCAAATACGTTGACATCTGTTTGGTCTGCCCTAAGCACACCCTTTTCTACACCTCTCAATATGAGTTTAGCATTATCGAGTCTACTAAAATTGCAACTACCTGAAGGGTTATAGTCTGATGCATTTAGACCAAAGTGATATGCAAAGTATCTCGTATACATAAGATCTTCGGTATCAACCCTATAATCCGATACACCATATTTAGACTTGTAATAATTTTGAACTGTGTGGAAGTAAGTGGGAGTCATATTTTCGAGTAGAGGTGTTCCATTGATGTGAATATCTGCATTTTTAAATGTAAAACGATCATTTGTGGGATCAACATTGGTTGCACTGTATCCAAAGAATATAGACTTTACTGGATGATTGAAATGGGATAGATCTAGATCGTTGTAACCACCAGATTCTGTTTCATTATTAAATACGTTAGAAACTGGATAATCCATTTTTTGTGTTTGTGTTATAACAAAATCCATTTGTCGTTTGACCATAGACTCCCTTTCATCTTTGTCTAAATAGATGTAGTTTGCATACACATTAATTCTTTTTTGAGAATCACTATAGCCACTTAAACTACTTTCATCTAAATTAATTTTAACTTCAACCTGGTGATGGGCGAGTGATACTAGAGGTAAAAATGCTCCGTGGTCACAAAAGAAAAAATGCATTGGCTGAAAGTTTCTATGAGAAATGCTCGTCTTGTTGGTGAGTTCTTGAGATTTAGTCCACGAATCTGCGAGATAGTTTGGCCAAATATCGGCATAGTAATCATAGTGTTGTGAGTCTATTTTTTGTCCCCCCACATAAAGATCGATCGTAGAATTGTAAAGAAGATTTGAAGAAACATTAGAGTTTTTGTCAGCGCCCTCAAACCATAAACAGTTCACAAGATCACCTAATACTGGGACAGTAAACACAGGGTCTTTATCGGTAACAGTTTTAATGAATTTTGGGGCTTGAGAAAAATTTGTGTGCCTTGTAAACTTCATACGAAAGAAAGAATGTCCCTCATCGCTATTGAGATATACGTCTTGCACACCTCTGGACACGAGTTGTATTAATGCACCAGACATTTAATTATTGTTTAGATTATAAAAACAGACACTTTCCCTGAGGGAAGTCCTGTTTATTTTCCTCCATGGGTTTACCATGTATTTTGAAACCACCTTGACGATACACCTTCATTCTCTTGTAGTACATAGCTGTAAAGAGAGACCATGGATCGTGAATGTCATAGATGTGTGGGTTGTTCTTCTTACCCTTCGTCTCTCTCATGATACGCCCAATACTTTGGGTTATATCTGATTTGGGTGAAGCAAGAATAACTGTATCTAGAGTTGGGATATCTAGGCCTTCATGGGCTTGTGAGAACGTTGCAAAAATAATCTTCTTCTTTGAAGATGCTTGAAGGTCAGCCTCTTTCATACCACCCATGTAGAGACCTGACGTTTTTGGAAAACATTGGTGGAGCATCTCACAGTGTTGTCTACGATCACTTAGGACTAGAAGTTGTCTTGTACCTGCTGAAGCTTTCTTCACGAGTTCAACAAGCATTTGATTTCTTTTCCTGTCTTCAACAACTTCTGTGATCATATTAGGCATTGAAACTTTTCCAAATCTTGTGGAAGGTGGTGGGTTCCTATAATTGAAGGATTCGTATGTAATTGGGAATACCTCAACTTGTTCCTGGTTCTTTCTCTCAACTGCAAAAAATGTTGGACCCATAAACCAATGAAGCACTTTTGTGAGGCCATCCTTACGTTCCGGGGTTGCCGAAAGGCCATAAATGTGCTTGGGACACATTTTAAAAAGGGACTGTGAAAACACCTTGGCACATATATGATGGGCTTCATCAACGATGAGTGTTCCTATAGAATCAAAATCACTGAAAGAATACTCCTTTAATGAGAGTGATTGGAGCATAGCAATCACAAAATCACACTCAATTTCTTTTTTATCCTGTTGGACGATACCAATCGTAGCACCCGGACAAAATTGTTGAATGCGCTCCCGCCATTGGTCGGCGAGGAATTGTTTGTGAACGACAATCATTGTACGGTATCCCAACTTACAGGCTATGGCCAAGGATACCGTCGTTTTGCCATACCCACATGGTAGAGACAAGACACCGTGACCTGCTTCAATTGCTGCTGCCAATGCTTCATTTTGGTGGGTTGCATCTCTGAGTTGTCCGACGAATTTGGCCCCGGAACGAGCTGGTTGGGGGCGTCGGTCCTCCTTGGGATCTCCAAGTTTAGAAGTTCCGTAGAATCTTGGAACACAGACTCCATTCTTAGCTGCTCTGAAAACTTTAAAAGGTGGTGGAGGAAATCCATAGTCTCCGTTGACCTGTGGTCTTACCGTAAGTTCCTTTTTAATTTCTTGGATTGGTCCCTCAGTTATTAGAAAACCGGTTCGCGTCAGCATTTAATATATTAAAGATTAGTAACTTTATATAACTAAATGTCTACGATTAGCGTTAGAGAGAACCTAGAAAGAATAAGAAGTGCTGAAGACAAATTCAAGATCGAACTAGAAGAAATTGAAAAGAGAAGGGTTGAAATTAAGGAGGAACTTCTTCGTCTTGAAGGGTGTTGGATCACCTTTAAAGGTTTTCAGGAAGCTGGTCTTGAAACAATCAGTGTAAACAAAGGAGATAAACAATGTGAAACATCTCACCAAAACAAAATGGAAGAACCTGAAGAAGGGGAAATTGTGCAACCACATTCTCATCAACACAATTCCAAACCACCAAATCCAAATTGGGTTAAGGAATTTCATCACTTGAGATGATTTCATTTAGTTTCCACGAAAATCCAGAATAATTACCAACATTCCAAACACCTTTGAAGTCCACTTGAACTTCAACTTCATCATCCTTTATAAGAGATTGAATAGGTTTACCCCTAACCTCACATATCACTCTCCTATATCGGAATGGAACCTTCACTGTGAGAATCCTACCATCTAGGGGGTCATCTAAGTGTTGATTTTTTACCAACCACGCTTTATTGAGATGCGCGCGTTTCACAATTTCAGCACAATTTTCAGGAATGACCAAACGTATGTATTTCTTATCGTTATGGTCATACATGGGTGTATGTACTTTTGCTAGAAACTTCATGTGTTTCTGTTACGATATATGAGAATTAAAACTATAAGCACTAAAAGTGTCATGGATACAACTTGTGTAATAAGGAGGGGATTTAGAGGTTCCCGAGTTCCAAAGCATTTGTGGCTGAGCGATCGTGAGACTTCAACTGCTGCCTCAATACTTGAGTATGGGGTATTTCTTGGTGACATCATACCACACATTGCGACGTTAGGGCATTCACCAAAAAATGGGAGTTGACCATGAAGGCTCAGGACCCCCGAAGATTGGGAGAATTGCCATCTCTCCCCATCCCATTCAGCACCCCATCCAAAACGAATCTCTTTGGGTAGGGGTACATCTAATTCACCTAAAACCAAAGTTCTCAATTCTTCTGGTGGTGTCGTGAGAATGTCTTCAGTTAGGTCACAAATGACACATGATATAGTTTTTTCATTTGAAAGAACAACTGGTTGAAGATTCAATTTTGTCGTGGCGGCAATTTCTAAATCATCTCCAAGTTCAACAGGTTCATCAAAGTCTAGAAGAACATTTATGCAACCATAGGTACTATCACGAACTTTCTTCTCCGCGTCTGGTCCCCAATTATCACCCAATAGTTTGATGGCTGGACTGTTGTCCAAACACAAAAATAACATTCCATCACCAATTTTGGTTCTGTCGGAGAATTCAGCTGTATATCCATCCTCAAAGTATTCAACATGTTTGAGTTCTTTCTCAAATTCAAACTCGACACCAACATCTTCGAGGGCTTTTTGCATCGCATCACACATCACTTTGCCAGACACCTTTTGGGTACATTGTTTAGAGAGGGCTACATGGTCAAAACTTTTCACAAACTCCCAAGCAGACATGACATCCCAAGTCACACCATCCATGATGAGGGGGAGGTGCTCCAATAGACGCTGTCCATTCTCACTCAGTGGTCCGAGGGCTTCTTTGAGGGACGTGGCCTTGTACTTTTCAGATTTAGTAAGTACCCTAGCAGCTAGGGATGTTAGGGTTCCATAGTCTTTCAAAGACAAGGATCGGAACATAAATCCATAAATATCTTTTTGAACGGGTTCAAAAATATCGTCCCACTTGATTCCCATCTCTCTAAAAAGACTTTGGGTATTGACAAACGCCTTATCAAACACTATACGATGTGCGTGAAGATCCCGAACTTCTTTAGTGGGTTCCCACCAAGAACCACCCGCTGAAGTCTTTCTGTCATAGATTGTGATATCGTGGTCACCTGACCTGAGTATCTCCCAAGCAAGGGACATCCCAGTTGGTCCAGCTCCTACTATATGAACTTTCATTCTACTTTTAGCCGATATATAATTTTTCGTGGGTGAACGTGTAAAATGTGAGAAGGGCTAGGGTTAACCATAATTGTGTATTCATAAACTTCATGCCTCTATAAATGACAAACATCACGAGTAGGAGGTGCATAGGAATTGTCTCTCTTCCGTATTTGAGATAGAATCCAGATGTCGCTGCACCTGTCATGGAGAGAGCACCTACAAAACTTGTCATACTGGGTTTGTAAAGGAACCACGCAACAAAGAGGAGTGCCACATAGGAGATGAAGATGGATCTTCTTCCAAACTCTGTTAAACTTTCAACAATTCTAAGTTTTTCACCTTTGATGAGTCGGGTTTCCCAGTGTGGTCCGAGTATGAGATAAGATAAATACAAAATTATGAATGTTTGCCACATTTAAGATATGTTTAGATTAGTTTTCTTATTCATATTGCCTATGTATTTTAAAACTTGACCTTGATAGTGATAAGTCAGATTTAAAATTTATATCTCCACTATATAAATCACATTTCTTACCAAAGTGTTTATAAGTAAAACCCTTACAATCCTTATCTTCAAAACATTCATCTTTACATGGTCCCACACTACCTTCATCAACTGACTTGATGAATGTACCTCCAAATATTTTTTTATTACTCTTCTTTTGCCACCCAGGATCTATCTCTGTAGGCTGAGCGTCCGCTGCTACCGACGAAGCACCCGAAGCACCCGAAGCACCCGAAGCACCCGAAGCACCCGAAGCACCCGAAGCACCCGAAGCACCAGAAGCACCCGAAGCACCCGAGTCACCCGAAGCACCCGAAGCACCCGAAGCACCCGAAGCACCCGAAGCACCAGAAGCACCCGAAGCACCCGAGTCACCCCTCATCATTAAAAAAGCACTTGCAAATGACGAAGACATCATCATTATCATCATCATCCCAAATAAAAGGGGTGTTATATTCTGCGACATTTCCCTTTAATTGTACAAATATTATTTTTATATTCCGCGATTAGATCATTTTTTTCACTGCATTTGGAACCGCAGATGGGATAGAAGAACCCGCTTCAGAAAGAAGTTCTAAAGCACCTATGATTAGAAGAGACTGTTGAATCATGACAATAGTCTTGGCTAGGGCAGTCTTTGGGTAAATATCACCGAAGCCGACTGTGGATTGCACCGTGAACGCAAAATATATATGGTCCAAGAAACTGGAAGACTTGTCTAGACCGTTAAAATGATCTTCACCTGACATGGAGAGGGTGAAATACATTGCGGTAAAGAGTAGAATAGCGATAAAGTTAAGACTCAATGTCTTGAGCATCATTTATATTTGTAAACATTTTTAAATAAATCCCTGAGTCTTACGCTCCTCTGGAGTCTTTATGGCATACATCACAACCAAGAATATCATGGTTGATATGAGAGCATACTCAATGTCCTTAGTGGCACTGAACGCGATGAGCATGAGTGATACAAATCTGAATATCTTACTGTTGAAGAGGGTTCTGAGATTTTGGGGAATTCTGATGGCGTTACCAGAGAAGAGACCCTGATACAAAATGATGAGAGTAAAGAGGACTGGTTGAGCTCTGATGGTCTTTTCGGTTTGATTACTCAAAGGTCCGAGAAAACTCGATAGATTTTTCATTAAAGTAACCTAAGATATTTTTTGACAGTTAAAAAATAAAACATATGTGTAAGATAGGATGTTATGTATAGCACAACATAACCCGGTTAGGATTAACCCCACTAATCGGAAACTAAAAACATGGAAGTTTGCCGCCAAATTTCTATGGAAAAATTCCACTGTACAAAACAAATCTGAACTTGGTAAGTGGACGAAAGATGAACTTCTTGAACTTGGTCCAACATTTGTAAAATTAGGTCAAATCGCTTCCACGAGAGGGGATCTCTATCCACCCGAATTTACAAAAGAATTGGAAACACTTCAAGATAACGTCCCTCCCGTGGAACTTGATACTGTTGTAAATCAGGAAATATTCAAGGAGTTTGACCCTGTACCTTTTAAATCAGCTAGTATTGGTCAAGTTCATATGGCGGTGCTTCACAATGGTCAGAAAGTGGTTGTCAAGGTAAAGAGACCCGGGATTCTAGAGACGATGAAGGAAGACACAGATACTATCCGTGGTATTGTACACTTTCTGGAGCGTATAGGTATAGACACTGGTAATAGTTCTGGATATGTCCTAGACGAATCCATACAGTATCTTCTCGGTGAAGCTGATTATATTCAAGAGATTGAGAATGCTGTGGAGTTCAAAAAGAGTATGAGAGGTGTAGAGTGGGTTAAGATTCCTAGGGTTTACAAAAAGTATTCCAATAATGAGATGATCGTCATGGAGTACGTACCTTCCACAAAGTTGACTGAGATCAGAGACCCCAAAGTGAACAAGAAGAAGATATGTGAAGCCCTCATCAACTCGTATGTCATCCAAACTATGGACAACGGTCTCTTTCACGCCGATCCACATCCGGGTAATTTAGGTTTTTCATCTAGGGGTAAACTTGTATTTTATGACTTTGGCTTGCTTGTAAAATTGTCTGAAGAACTGAGGGATGGGTTTAAGAATCTGTTTGGTTATATAATCACTCGCGACACTGCTGGCATCGTCGCTGTACTCATAAAACTAGGTGTCATTGTACCAACAACATCTGATGTGTCCGACATTGAGCTTTTCTTTGAATCAATCCTAGGGTACTTGGAAACCCTAGATGGCTCTGGAATAATGAATGACGACCTCGCTGTACAACTCGCCGCTGAAAAACCTTTCGTTGTACCAACAAGTTTTGTATATTTAGCAAAGTCCTTCTCCATCATAGAGGGGATATGTCTCCAACTTGATCCAGACTTCAACTATTTTACATATCTGGAACCTATGATTCAACAACAATTCATAGAGTCTCTGGATCTAAATGAAATGATAACGAGAACTACGGAAATACCTTCAAAGATTGGAAAGATAAGTACAGCTGTTCTGGGTCTAGAGAAATCCAGAGCAGCCATGAAGAGATCAATGGTTAAGACGAGAAGGGAAATAAGGGTTGTTCAATACAGTGTATTGTGTGCTCTTTTGGCTGAAAGATTTGGTGATACACCATTGGCTTTGTTTTTTGTCTTGCTTCTCATGTGGTTTACTTTTCGTAAAAGTCAATAGAGGTCTTCTTCGCGGAACCCTTGGACTTCTTAGCATTCTTGAAAAAATCCTGATGTTCCTTGAGAATATCCTTAGCACGACGTTGCTCCTCCTTGGCAATATCCGAAACCTTATCCTTGATCCTGCCAAGGTCATCCTGACGTTGCTTCTTCATCTTCTTACCAAACTTCTTGAAGCGGTCAGTGCTTGCGGCGTAAGTAGGAGAGAATGTAATAGCGAACATGTTTTCTTTGTTGTAGTGTAATGACATTTAATTTTTAAGTTCAATTTTCAAACGCTTTAACTTTTCCTCAAATTCCCTACGCTCTCCCGGACTATCAATGGGTTTGCCAGTGGCTAGAGCCTCAATCTCCGGGCCTGTGAGCTGCATGGCATTCACCCTAAAATCCTGGAACGCCTCCATCGTGATGGGGACTAGGGGTTGCACCAGTTCATAGATGGCATTGGCATAGTCCCGAATCTCCTTCTGAGCACCAGCCTCCATTCGGAGCTGGAGATAGTGCATCAAGTTGTGGAGATTGATCTTCCAATAGAACTCCGTGTAGGTAGACTGTGGGAGGTTACCACGCGCCTGCTCTCGGCAACATCCATTCTCTAGAAGCTCCTCGTAGACATCAAAAGAATGACTGAGATGATCGGTCACCTTCTTACCTAGGTCTTCCCCTACGTCAACAACACCCTCAGAACCCTGATGGTTCACCTTAGATTGACCACGGAGGGTATCCGGCTCATAGTACTCCTTGGGGACTACAGAGTAACGCGCAGAGAGCTCATTTATACTGGAGGTGCGGTGCCGCATATGTTGTCGGGCGATGTATATGGGCATTTTGATATGAAACTTGAACTCAACCATCTCAAATGGGGTGGTGTGCCAATGTCTAAGGAGATATCGGATGAGGCCCCGATCTCCTCGTGAGGTTTTAGTCCCATCTCCATACGATACTCGGGCAGCTTGTACGATTGACGAGTCCAGATCTTGCCGAGGCATGTAGTCCACGAGGCGCACAAATCCGTGATCCAAGACATTCTTTTGCATCTTTTTATAATCTACGTTCCCCTCAAATCTTTAATCAAGTCGTTGAGATCTCTATAGTACCTCTTAAGATCCTTCATAAACCTCTTGTTGTTCTCAAGGACTTCACATTCAGGTTTGTTGAGGTAGATCCATGCCAAGTTTGACTTTGAGTACTTTGTCCTCTTTTGATTCTCATTGGGTTTACGAGCCACCAACTTTGTAGTCTTCTTGGGTTTCTTTGTGGTCTTGACCTCCACCCTATTCACGAATGAGAGGGCTTGCATGACAGTGTCAGCCAAGTCATCCTTCTTCTTTGACTTGAGAAAGGTGTCCAACCAGTGTGCGTTTGTGGATCCACTCCGGATAAAGGCTTCACATCTCTCTATGGAAACCTTCTTTCTCTTGTTGTACTGCGCCTTCCCAGGTCCAGCTACATCCGGAATCTTATGGCGAGCATCATAAATTATGGTCTCAGCTTGAGGACACTTGATGATAAAGTAGGCATGGAGGAAGTGCATCACCGATATCATTTTCTTATTGCGATCTGGTTGCTTCTCTATGAGGATAGTCTTTGCACCTAGGACCCAAGGTCTGTCATCTAAGTGTTTTCGTAGAGAGACATAGACGCCGTCTTTATGTTCAGGTGGAACACCAGAGACATCCCATTCTCTAACGAGGTTACCGTGGTCATCGTCAAGTAAACACATCGCAAGATTCCTTATACCAACATCAATACTCAGAATCATTAGATAAATCTTTAAATATACCTTTAAGTTAATGAAGTGTATAGCCCATCGGGGATATTCCCTAAAGTACAGGGATAACAGTATTGAAGCTATAAGGGAGGCAATTCATAGGGAATATGATGGAGTTGAGATTGATGTACAACTTTGTGAGACTGGTGAGCTCGTACTGTTCCACGATGTATACGTCAAAGGTAAGTTTATTTCGGAGATGTGTTTGGATCAGTTAAAGGAGATGGGAATAATAACACTCCAAGATGTCTACGAAGAATTACCTGACATACGACAAACACTTCTAATTCTAGACATAAAAGGTGCGGACTTGGGGGTTGTCAAAGCCCTTGAGAAGTTTTATGAAAAGGAATCAACAGAAAATGTAACTTTTTGTAGTTTCAATCGTAAAATCATTTACAGTCTACCATCTGAATTCAAAATAGGTTCAACTTTTGAGACAACCTTCCACAAGAGTGAATATCCTCTAATCACCATGGGTCTCAACGCGGTTGTACTCCATTGGACGTGTCTAGACCACGAGTTCATAACTCACTGCAAAAACGAAGATATTAGGGTTTATACGTATACACATAAAGAAGACGAAGAGTTGGAATATATGTATAGGTATGGTGTTGATGGAGTTATTACAAATGGATTTTAGAAGCGACGACCACCGAGACGGGAAGCACCAGCCTTGCTTAGGTTTCTGGTGGCATTTTGACCAGCTGGAGAGAGACCCATGACGACAACGAGAACAACAACCATGCAGCAGCACACCACAGACGCGATCAAGGCGTACTTCATGGGACCGGTGAGACCCTCAAAAAAGCTGCTAACGATATCGGCAATACCCTTATTCTCAGACTTTTGAGACGCATCGGCAGCAGCAGATAACTGGTTCAATAAAGTGCTATCCGCGATGGCATCTGTGAGATTTTTAGTAACAACATCCGCTACAACTTGAGCCGTGATGTCCTGCTCAAAATTAATACCACCACCCTCGCGACAATCCATACCATCAATGGTAATTAACTTGTCTTGGATACTCACCTGTTCCGATATAGCGCTGTTAATGTTCTCTGTAACTACAGAGTTGTCAATAATGTTTTGAATTTCTAGTGTAACATTTTGGTTCACATTCTGTTTGTCACCAAATTGAAAGTTACCCGCCTCCGTAGCCTTTTCAATCTGCGCCCCGACTGCCGCTGTCAGCTCGGATGTAATGGCATTCTTAATCGCGGTTGTTTGCACACTATCAATACTGGAACTAGAACTCACTTCAGCGTTAATATTTTGTATGAAGGTTGCGTCACATCCTATGACATTTCTCAATTGAACATCCATACTTTGAATGTTCGTCTGAGCAGCAAGAGATGTACTTTTATTTATAGTAGTTTGTTCATATATACTCTGGTTGATGGCAGACAGATTAAAGCGTTGGCTGATGGTTTGGGTGCCACCTCCTCCCATGTTTTATTAAATTGTACTGAGAAAAAAATGTTACCGAATTGTATAATGAAACTCAACCTCAAAAAGATTAAACTCAACCAGGTCATTCTGGTTGTGGCTATCCTAGCGATTGTGGGTTGGATGATGATGAAGTCCAGGCGAGTTGAGAACTTAGAGGATGCCGCCACTGCTTCCGATATTGTCCTCTATGTGGAGAACCGTGAAGATCCTAACCCATTCATTGTCTATGGTATGGCCAAGAAGATGACCGACGATGAGGCTAAGCTCGAGAAGATCCTAGCGCTCGCGACTGAAGCCAAGAAGGCTGAACTTTTGGAACTCGTGAAGACTCTGTAAATACCCAGAAAATTTATGTACACAATTTTATTAAAGTTGACCAGGCGTTTAATAAAATCTCAGTACATAATAGATTTAAAACATCATCATGGGAGGAGGTGCCGAAGCTTTTTTTCAAGATGTGGGTAACTCTATACCTGTAGTGAGTGCGTTCGTCCCAGATCCACCACCACCAGCACCACCCCCTGACAACAGACCTACATGTGATTCGTATAAGCAGTCTGGACTGAGTGACGCAGATCTCAGAGGTTTTAATACAAGTCCGAATTGTAAAGGTTCAAATACATTAACTACGTGGTTAGAACAAGAGAGAATCAAATTTTGTGAGGATATAAACAACTTTACAAAAGATCCGGGTGGAAGTGCGGGAACTTGTATAGAGAGAAACGCGGGTCAGGCTTTAGCCCACCAGTATTGTGGTGGTACCGATAAGATAAAATCATCCGCGGCGTGTACGAGAACCTATTTAGGGGATGACAAATGGGTTGAATTGGCTAATGCATACTGTAATACAGCCGATGGTCAGGCAGATCCATGGTGTTCGTGTTACAACGTGATGAACAATGTATGTGATACCAA